ACTGTTTGGCGATGTTATGACGTTTCCTACCAAGGACGTCTCTGTTGATGTTGTTGATCTGACTCCGTTGGCTTCGGATAACTCGACAGTTGCAGACTTTGATATGGCTGTGATCTACTCGATTAATCCAGGTTCGGTAGCAGAACTCTATATCGAGAAGAACCGCGGTTTCCATGCCGAGACCGAAGAAGGTGACACGCTGTTGATGTACAACTACATTCGTCAGCTCGGTCGTAATGCTGCCTATAAGGTTGCTCGTAAGTACGAGTCACTGAAGATGGCAGATAATCGTGCAGAGATGGAGCAACTTATTCGTCAAGAAATCGTCAATCAGCTTGCTACTGAAAAGCTTGATGGTCAGATTGACGTATCTCAGGTGCTCGTTCGTCAGATCAAGCCTGCCGCTAACATCGTAGCCTCAGCTAATCAGTTGGTTCAGGCACAGAACGCCGAGAAGCAGAAGCTGGTAGAGGTTCGCACTGCGAAGTTGGAAGCAGAACGTATTGCCGCTCTGAACGCCAACGCAGGTGCAACAAAGTACATGGAAGCAACTGCTCTCGTGACTATCGCAGAAGCCGTCAAGGAAGGCAAGGTCTCGACGATCATCGTTCCTTACGACTTTAAGGGTATCGTCAACGTAAAGTAAGCATGTACAATTAATTGGTGGTAGTGTATACCAGAATCAGGAGGAAATTATATTATGACAATGCATCTTCTTGGTCCTGCTTACACTACCACCAATCATAGTAAGCGTAAGTCTAAAATGTCGACGTCCAAGTACACCAAGATTGGTTTGGCTTGGCTCGAAGACTGTAAGTTTTGTAAGCGTATTGGTGTCAAGCCAAAAACGTTCGAAGAATATCAACAGTATCGTGCTGGTAACTATAAGCCGAAACTTCGTGGCACTCCGATGCCACAGTATAACGTATCAGATCATCGTAAGAAGTATCCTTCTCAGAACGAGATCGGCGTACATTATGCCAAGAACTCGGCTTTCGAGCGCGAGAAACTCGAAGTCAGTAGTAATTATATTGTCGGCCAAGCCTATAACAAAGGCGGACTTGTTGTCCTTTCCAAGTCTGAAGCGGCTGACCCGGCAACTGGTAAGAGGCGCGGTTGAGCTTCTTGTTCCTCCTCTCATCGTTGCCGTTCTTGGCGATCTTAGGCCTCTTCCTTTGGGTCGGGTTTAAGGTCGCCAAGATTTTTTTCCGATTTGCTCTCTACGGATTTCTTTTTATTATTTTAATTCTCCTCGCTTTAGGGGGTTTACAAAATTAAATTTTTGTAGTAAGGTGAACCTATGATTGACCATGCACCAACTTATTCCGCCTTTCGTACACCGCTCGCAATGGCTGGTGTCGATTTTTATAATCATCATCTAGTTGGTCTGACATGGCCATATATAAACTGTAAAGGCAAACAGTATCATGTCACGATGCTCGATCAAGGTTGGGTGTGTGACTGTCCCGGTTTTAACTTCTATAATAAGTGTAAACACATTACACAAGTGCACGAAAAGGTGACAGCAGAATGATTGTTCAAAATGCAGTAAGTTGTAACGGATGCGGAGACTTTATCGTTTCGAAGCACCGACATGACTTTGTAACGTGTACATGCGGTGCCATCTCTGTCGATGGCGGACAAGATTATTTGCGGCGTGTTGGTGATTTTACGAATGCCACCGACCATTCGTGGTCTTTAGACAGCGACTTATATTTTGATTGCGCGAAAGCCGTCAGCGATGCACTCGATACAGGAAGAAACAATATCGGTGTTGCAAATGCTGTGTTGCGTAAGCTTCGCGAAGCTGGCCGTATTGTTGCCGATCACGAACAGCGTATCTTTGCCGAGAATAAGAACCTCGACGAGATCATGGTTGAAGAAGAAGATGGCACTTTTAATCGTTATAGAAAGGTAAATGTTAATGAGTAAGATTTCTGTAGAACTTGAGTGGGAAGCTGTCGATCATATCGTTGTGAGTCAGCTTCGTGATACGTGGGAAACTTTAAAGAATGACCTGGGTAATGCACGTTGGATTTTTGTATGGGACGATCAGGAAGCTGATGATGCCGAGATTCAAAAGCGTATCGATGCCCTCGAACTGATGTTGAAATGGTACGCAACTCCTGATCAATTAAAAGAAATGGGATTGAAAGACGATGCCTAAGTATCTTGTAGAAACAATCTCGATGCACCGTATTCGTTATGTTGTTGATTGTGAGAACGCAGAGGATGCCAAAGACACTGTCACGATGAACGAGGCTGAAGAATTTTCTCAGATGCATATTGATGAGATGATTACGTCTACTCGTGTTATCGATGATGCAGAGTATCTTCGCTTATTTGATGAGGACAACGACTATCTCAGATCATGGTCAGAAGATCAGAAATTTAAATACGTACATAAGGTAGAAGACGATGGAACAGAATAAAGTATATACGATCAAGCTGATGTCAGGTGAAGAGCTCATTGCACGTGTCAAGCAAGACGGCGGAGTCACTGAACTGCTTAAGCCTCGCACTGTAGGCATGGGACCACAGGGTTTTGCTATGATGCCATGGATGTTGTCGGCTCCTGATAACAACGTTGTTATCTCTGATACTGTGATTGTTGGTGCGACTGAAACGAGTCAACAGGTGGCAACACAGTATCTGAAGCAGGTGACAGGAATTCAAGTATGAGTATGCTGTTGGCTTGCCTCATCATCGGCGATTCGATCGGAGTTGGCACGAAAATGTTTGCACCGAAAGAATGCGTATCGTATTCGAAGGGCGGATTCAATACGTGGCAATGGAATAAGAAGTGGGGTAATACTCCGCTTGAAGCCAAGACAATTGTGATTAGTCTTGGTACGAACGACCATAAGGGTGTGAATACTAAAAAAGAGTTTACAAAAATTAGAACTCGCATTAAGGTAGGCAATGTGATATGGATTATGCCTCCATGCAATAAAGGTTTCTGTAAGCCCGGCGTTAATGCTGCGGTGAAAGAAATCGCAACCAAATACGGGGATAAGATCATCTCTACCTCGTATGTTCAACCTGATAATGTCCACCCATCTTGGCGTGGTTACAAGGACTTAGTAAAGAAAGCCGGAATATGAACCTCTTTATTCTCGATAGTGATCCAGTCAAGGCAGCTCAGCTGCAATGCGACAAGCATGTCGTAAAGATGATTGTCGAGAGTGCTCAGATGCTTTCGACAGTTCATCGCATGCTTGACGGCGAGCAGTGTCGTATACCTTCGAAGTCAGGTAAGACGATGTCGAAGGCATGGACTCTTCCTGACGAACGAGAAAATACGTTCTATCGGGCTGTGCATATGCATCATCCTTGTACGATATGGACTGCACAAAGCAATAACAACTACACTTGGCACTGGATTCACTTCGCTGCCCTTTGTGACGAGTATACGTATCGCTACGACAAGGTTCATAGTACTGACACATTGCTACGAGAAGCACTGAAGCAACTGCCTCGTAACATTCCAGTTGGTTACAAGACGCCTCAGCCTCTGGCTATGAAAGCCAATCCTGAGTGTATTAACTACAATGACATCGTAGGATCTTATCGTAAGTTCTATCAGACGAAGCAGGATCGATTCAAGATGGCTTGGACTAAGCGTCCAGTGCCTGACTGGTTTTATATAAATAAACTTGTAGCTTAATCATCGTCCAATAAGAGGATTCTATTATGTCAGTCGACAAGTACGCAAAGTTTATTTCGGAGCAACAGAAGTCAATGGTAAATGCTGGCTTAGCAAATCCAATTAATGAAGGCCCAGAACTTACTTCTGAAGATTACATTAATATGCTTCATATGTATATTGAAGATCTTGAGTCACACTTCGAAGCAGAAGATCTACAACAAATTCAAGAACTTTCACAAAATACAATGAAGTCTTATGCTGCAAAATCCAAAACCGATCTTAATAAAAATTGGAAAAAAGCTGGATACCATTATAATAAGGCAGATGATGCAGAAGATTCATCAAAAGAAGCTAAGCATTATGACAGCGGCGATAAAGCTATGAAAAATGTAGCTAAAAGAGAAGTCGGTCAACACATGGCAGCCAAAAAACTTGGTACTAATTTTAAGCGCAAGACAACTTCTACATATGACAATGATCATCTTGAGCGTCGTGGATATCGCGATTAAAAAATAAAATATTTAAATATAATTAACAAAAACCGGTCCGGTAGCAATACTTGGGCCGGTTTTCTTTTGTTTGATAAATAAGATTATGGCAGCAGATTTTAAACAATTTGGATCAGACTTAAACGAAATATTGAAACCGTATAACTATACGGTAGCTACGACTGCGCCTGCGGGAAAACCTGGAAAAGGCGACAAATCGACTCGTGAGTTTCGACTTCAGCTGATCAATAAAGATAATAATACTAGCGCTAAACTAATCAACGATATTGTGGAAATTGTGAAGAGAACTATTCCACAGGCTACGATGATCAAGTTCAATGACATTTCTCCGAATAGTTCAAAGTTTTCGAGTTGTTCGTTTACACTTTCTGGACAAAAGTTTGACTTGGTTGTGGCTCAAGGAGCTAACAAAGGAGAGAAGTTTGAAGGTAAGGTAGTTACCGATCTTCAAAAATATTTCTTAAGAGGTTTGTCAGACAGCTCTTATAAAGATTTGATTAAGAAACTTGAAGCAACATATCCAGAATTTAAAAACGTTGAGATTGCTAAAGTCGAACAAAGAAAAGGTTCGACAAAGAAAACAGGTGTAAGAGTCGAGGATCTTGGCGAGGTAATCGGAGACATCGTCTTAATAGACACTACAGGTAAAAAATGGTTTATATCTCTTAAAGATAAAAACGGCGCTACTGTTAGTGCGCTACCTGGAGCAGGATCTTTGTTTAATAATTCCGGAGACTTGCAACCAAATTCCGAAGGTGCAAAACTTCTTATGGCATTTGGAGTAGATCTTAATAAGGTTCAATCTGGTTTTGATGAGCGTTCTAACAAGAAGAAAGTTCGATCAAAATTGCCTGTAGGTAAAGTAGATTCACGCAAGATAAAAGAAATCTTTAAAACAGTATGGGGTATGAACTACTTCTACGTTCGTAAAACCGCGGCTAGTTGGGAAGTTTTCTGGATTGATAGGGCAAAACTTGATAAGCTGTCGAATGTGCGCGTAGAAGGCATTCGATATCCTGGAAAAAATACGAAGACGATCTACATCGATCTTGTTTCTCCTGCTAAAAAGTATCTTATCGAGATTCGAAACTCTAAAGCGGGCGAATATCCAAACGATATTAAAGTTCGTGTGAAATAAGCATGTACATTATTTCGAAAACATTGTAGGGTAAACTATGATAAAGAAAAGATTCAGAGAGTTTGTTGGTACAGGTACACTTACGATATTCGATATCGATGAGACGTTGTTCCATACATACGCCAAAGTTGCTGTTGTCAAAGACGGTAAGACTGTCAGAATGCTAGACAATCAAGAGTTCAATACCTACAAGCGTAAGAAGGGTGAAACCTACGACTTCGGAGAGTTTGCTAACGCCGAGGTATTTCGCAAGTCATCGAAACCAATCACTCGAATGGTTGCCAAAACCAAGGCTATCTTTGCTAACTCTCGTAAGAATCCTCATAGCCGAGTGATTATCTGTACAGCACGAGCTGACTTCGATAACAAGGATATCTTCCTTCAGACGTTCCGCGATCATGGTCTACCTATCGATAACATTCATGTCGAACGAGCTGGTAACTTGAAGATCGACTCTTCGGCTGAAGCCAAGAAGATCATCTTTCGCAAGTATATAAATACTAAGAACTATACTAAGCTTCGGTTGTTTGATGATGCTCCTAGCAATCTTCAGGCATTTCTTTCGTTGAAGAAAGAGTTTCCTGACATTACGTTCGAAGCTTTCTTTGTAAATCCTGATGGATCGGTAAAAACAGTACGATGACAACCTTTAAAGATTTCCTTGCAGAAGAGCTTGACGAAACCAAACTAAAGCATCTTGAGCATGCTGAAGATCACGTGATCAATGCTGGTCATGAAGGCTTTTCTCATGCCTATCACAATCTCAAAGACGTGCACGACAAGCTGACAGGCAAGAACAACGGCACGAAGGTTACCATGAAGTATGATGGTTCTCCTTCTGTGGTATTCGGCCGCCATCCTCAGACTGGTCGATTCTTTGTAGCATCGAAGTCTGTGTTCAATAAGAATCCGAAGATCAACTACACAGAAGAAGACATCGAGCGTAACCACGGTCATGCTCCAGGTCTTGTATCGAAACTGAAAGCTGCCCTTGCACACTTTCCAAAGGTGACACCGAAGAAGGGTGTTTTCCAAGGCGATATCATGCATACGTCTGAAGATGTACACCAATCTGATGGTCGTGTGCACTTTACACCGAATACTATTACATACTCTGCTCCAAAAGGTTCTGCTCATGGAAAAGCAGCAGTAAACTCGAAGATCGGTGTTGCTGTTCATACCAAGTATAATGGTAAGAATCTCGAAGACATGCAGGCAGAATATGCACCAGATCTCAACGAGTTTGGTTTGCATAGAGATGTTCACTTGATCTCGACAGATCATGATCTTGGTCAGATTAAGTATACTCCTCAACAACGCGAGCGTTTTGCAAAAGCGATGTCAGCAGCTGCAGCTCATAATAAGAAGGCCAAGCCTGAAACTTATGAAGCCATCAAAGGCCACGAAATTCCGCTGAAGACATACATCAATCATACTGTTCGCACTGGAACGAAGCCAAATGTAGAAGGTTTTATGGACCACTACATGAAGTCGCATCAGAAGAAAGTCGATAGTGTAAAGACTGCTGCATCGAAGGCCACAAAGACTGCTGCCATGGAAAGTGCTATTGGTCACGTTCAACGTAATCGTGCACACTTTCAGAGCGTGCTGAATCAGCATAAGCATTTGCAAAAAGCCAAAGATGTCCTTGCCAATACTCTTTCGAGTGGTGCCGAGTTTGATCATAGCATCAATGGAAAGAAATCAAAGCCAGAAGGTTTCGTAGTTGTAAGACATAATCGTCCTACAAAGATCGTCGATCGTGCTGAGTTCTCGGCTGCTAACTTTAACAGGGACAAAGCACTATGAAGTCCATTCATATCACACAAGGCCGATTCAATCCAGTCCATGCTGGCCACGAGATGGTAGTCAAGCATGTCATGGATGCTGCCAAGAAAGAAGGCGCAGATCATAAGATTCTGACGACTGGATCTCATGATGCCAAGAAGAATCCTCTGACTCCTGAACAGAAAGTGAAGCATCTTTCTCGTGCTGTGAAAGGCGCGAAGGTCGAGGCTATGACAAAGGATCATCCTACATTGCTTCATCAGATGTCGAAATTGCACAAAGCTGGTTACACTCATGTGACAATGCATGTCGGTTCAGATCGTGTACACGAATTTCATAAACTCCTTCACCAGTATAATGGCAAGGACATGAAGCACGGTCACTACAACTTCAAGAGCATTAAAGTGAAGTCTGTAGGCGGTGAACGCAAAGAAGGTGGAGGTGGTATCGAGTCCGCTTCTGGTACTGCGATGCGTAAGCATGTGACTGCTGGTGACAAAGAATCATTCCATAAGATGGCTCCGTCTGGTATGAGCAAAGCACATAAAGA